GGCGGAATCCGCGGCCGGGCGCTGGATGCGGCGCGAACAGCAGCCCTACCGCGCCACCGCCTGCACCGCCCCCGCATCCTCTGCCGCTGCCAGATCGGCGCGCCGCGCCGCCAGTCTGGCGCGGCAGGAATCGACATGGGCCGCCACTGCGCGCCCGACCGCCTGCACCTGCGCCGCCGAGTGCGGGCGGCGCGCCCATATTCCGCCAGCGTCCCGGCACGTCAGCTCCTGCGACCAGTCCGCCGGCAGGCCCGGCAGCAGCGTCAGCACGACGGCGCCGGCGAGGTTGACCTGATCGGTGCTGCCGGTCGGATAGAAAATCGGTTCGCCGAGCGCGTCCACGGTCACGCCGGAGACGATCGCGGCGGCGCACTCGGCAGACAGCGCGGCATCGCGCGCCGCCCGCAGATCATCGAGGCTCTGCGCCGGCTCTTCGGCCGCCGGCGGCACCGCCACCTGCTGCCACGCACCGCCTTGCCAGAGCACGGCATGCCCGGCTTCGGCCGTCGGCGGTTCGGATGCGGTCGAGTAGGCCGGCAGCAGCCAGCCTCCGCCGAGCGGGTCACGGTCGGCTTCGGACGCGCCGATAGCAGCGCCGGTGCTCGGGTCATAGTGATAGATCAGCATGGCGAGTCCTCAGTAGCGGATGCAGGCGAGCAGCGCAGCGTTGCGCGGGCGGGTTTCGGCGCCGCCGGTCGAAGCGGTACTGTTCCCGCTCACTTGGCTTCCGCCGAGCGCGCCGCCCTGCGAACCAATCGTGCCGGTCGTGGTGTTGACCGTCTGCACGTGCGAGTGCGAGGCCAGCGCGTCAGCCTGGTAGCTGCCGAGCGTGCGCGCCGTGTCGGTCTCGTAGGTGCCGCTGCCGTCGTGATACCCGCGCACGATCAGGCCGCGCAGGTCCGGGATGCGGAAGGTCGTCGAGCCGTCGCCTGTGGACCACGATCCGGGCCGCCCCGACCATGACCCGTCCGCGACGATGTTCCCCGAGCCGTTCGCGTGGGTCCACAGATCGGCGTAGGTCGTGCGCGACAGCAGCGCCCCGTTTGCCTTGATCCATCCGGCCGGGGCCGCAGACGCTGCGAACCACCCGACCTCGCCCACCGGGCCGAGTCCGCCGCCGATCTGATCGAGCAGCGCAACGCGCGTCCATGCGGTGTTTGCCGCATTGCGCCGGCGCAGCCAGCCGGTGCCGGTGTCGGCCCACAGCATGCACGGGTAGGTCACGGACGGCGCGGAAGCGCCGGATTGCGTGGACCCGAGCGCCTGCAGCGCCGAATTCAAATCGGCGCGCAGGCTCGGAAAGCCCTGATTGGCAATGTCCAGATCATGCTGCGACACGGTCAGTCCTCTGCGCCGTAGCCGTGCGCGACCCACCCGATGGAGCGAGCCACGCCAGCGTCGGCGGCATCGAAAAAGCGGATGGAGAAGCCGAGCCGGTCCGGGCCGGTCAGCGTGTAGTAATCGCCGGACGCGAGTCCGGACGCGGAAATGCCAAGCCTCGGAGCGGCTGCAAAGGGCGGATCGAATACGACGTCCGTCGTAGCGCCGGCGCTGGTCGTGGCGCTGCCGCTGTCGATGCGGTCCTGCATGTCCACGGTCGCCGCCAGCGCAGTGATGCGCGGGCTGGCCCACCGCGACGCGGACGCGAGCTGCGCGCGGAACTGGTGGTGTCGCGCCCGCACGTCGGCCGCGGTCAGCACAGCCCACGGCGTCCACGCCGAGCCGTCGAGCGACGAGCGCGACTCGATCCACGCGGACACAATCGCGGCATCGCCGCCGTCCACGTCGCCGGCGCGGTCATCCCACAGGCCGGGCGCGGAATCGACGGTGTTGACGTAGTCGAGTGTCGTCATGGAAAGGGCCGCCGTCACGCGCGAGACGTAGATGCCGCCCAGGTCGACGGCATCGGCGAACAGGTACGCTCCGGTCTCGGCGACCGAGCCGAAGCCGGCATCGAACAGGCCGAGCGCGGCATCCGGGGACGCGCCGCCGTCGTCCCAACTGCCGGCGCCGTCGTCGATCAGGCCGGGCGCGGCATCGACGGTCAGCAGGTCCGCGCCGAAAGCGTCGCCGCCGGAATCGAAAAGCAGCGTCGTATCGAGCACCAGCCCGCCATCGACCGCCGCGACCGAAGACTTCGACCCGGCGAATCCGGTTGCCGCCTCGTCCAGCGATGCCACCAGGTTCAGCCCGTAGAGCGTCGGCAGCGTCGTGGCCACGATTGCCGGCAGCGCCGAGAGCTGGCCTAGCTCATCCTCGGCGCGCACGAGGTAGGTGCCGGCCCGTGCCGGCAGGCTGGTGCGCGTGCTGCCGATGACGGTTGCCACGTCCTGCGCGCCATCCCATGTCGCGCCGCTCGTCGCCGGGCTGTACCGCACCCGGTAGCCGATCAGGTCCAGATCGGGCACGGCATCCCAAGACAGGTGCAGCGTGCCGTCGATCTGCTCCAGCGCCAGTCCGGTCACGTCCGCCGGCGCCGCAAGCCGCCCGACCACCGAGTACGCCAGCGTCTGCCCGGTCCCATATGGCACCGGGCGCACGCTGACCGATATCCGGTCGCCCTCATCGACTTCGAGCGTCGCGGTCGTCGCAGTCTGTTCGGCGGACAGCAGCGGCACGCCGTCGCGCGATACCTCGACGAGCGCGGACAGCGCCTGCTGCAGCCCCCACGACAGCGACACGCGCACGCGCCCGCCGCTGCGCGGAATGACTGCCTCGGCGATGCGCAGGTCACGCACGCTGCCGACACGCAGCGTTGCCGGGGGCGCCGGCGTGGCGTTGCCAAGGTCGTATTCGGCGCTGTAGTACTGCGGTTCTTCGTCGGTCGCCGTGATCCGGATGCGGCCGTCTGCGGACGGGGCAACGCTGGTAACTTTGACCCGCTTGCCCGGTGTCGCCTGCGGGCCGAAGAGCCAGACCCAGTCCCACGCCGGCCCGTCGCTGCCGATTGCCGGCAGCGCGCCCTCGCCATCGCTGGTCGGGATCGCCGCCGCAAGCGTGAGCGTGTCGGTATCGCCGCTGCCGGGCGCGCAGGCGATGGTCGCGCTACGCCCGTCCGGCCAGCGCAGCAGCACGTAGTCGCCAGCCCCGCGCGGAACCTGCCGGTCGAGCGTCAGCGACGTGCCGCTGCCGGCAATCACGCGCCCGGAATATCCCCATTGCGTCAGGTCGTGCGAGAGCTGCACCACGTCGCCGCGCTGGTAGACCATGCCCTCTAGATCGGCATCCCATGTCACCGTGCGCCGGCGGTAGTACTGCGCCGCTGCAAGCAGATTCGCCTCCCGCTGCGCCTGCTCGCGCGACGTGATGCCGACGAGCTGCACGGTCGAGCTGCGCCGCGGGCTGGTGACGCCCGGCATCAGGGCGCGCACCGTCTGCTGTTGCCAGTTCGCGCCGGCATCGACGTATTCGCAGGCGATCTCATCGGCCAGTTCGCCGCCGGCGTACTCGACGCGGAATGACCCGGCGATGATCTGCCCCATGCCGACGATGGCGACCGCGGGCTGCGCCGGCGCGTCCCATATCGCGCCGAGCACGCCGGCTTGCCATGTTGGCGTGGCGCGCCCGGCGCGGGCGATGGTCATCAGGAGTTCGGCGCAGGTCATCGACTGGTCCACGATGGCGTCGAAGCGCAGGCCGGCCGCGTCACAGAACGCAGCCCATGCCTTGATCGTCTCGATATCGATGCGCTCCCACGCCAGCCCGGCGCCGTAGATGCGTCGCCCGGCCGAGTCGCGCCAGCCGAGCGCGACGTACAGATACCACCACGCCGGATTGCTGGTCGGCTGCCACGCCCACGCCGAGCCGGTCCAGACCAGCGCCGACGCGGAAGCGATGCAGGAAAATTGCTGCACCGTGCCGTTGAGCTGGCCGCTTGCCTTGATCCGCAGCGCGATCCGCTGCTGCCCGGCGTAGCTGGTGCCGTCGCGCTGGTAGCACCTGATTTGCGACAGCGCCGTCTGCGACACCTCCCGCTCTGAAGTGCTGTCCGCGGTCACGCGCCGCACGCGCACGTCATAGACGCCGGCTGGCACGTCGAGCGCCAGCGTCAGGCGCTGCACGGACTGCGACCGCCCGGAGATGGTCACGGCCGATACCGTGACGGTGTACTCACGCGCCGGGGTCGGCGCCGGGTGCAGCGGGGTGACTTCCGCAAAAGGCCGCCAGCGCCATGTTGCCTGCGGAGTCGTGACTTCCTCGCCGGCAAACAGGTAGTACCAGACCGGGTGCGTCTGCAGCGCGGCCGGCGCGTAGACGCTGCCGGCGACGTGCTCGGCCGGGTCGGTCGAGCCGTAGGCGACCTGTATCCAGCCGGCTTCCGGGTCGTCGTAACCGGCCGACCAGTAGGCATCGTGCAGGCGGGTTTCGGTGCCGCTCGCGAGCCCGAGCCATGCGCCGCCGGGGGCGCGGTATTGCGCTTCGATCTGGCAGGACAGCGACTGCGTCTTGCCCTCTTTGTCCGTCGCCGCCAGCACATACGCGACTTCGACCGCGATGCGTGTCGTGTCGCTCGGGGTCGAGCGCGTCACCCATCCGGCCGCCGCAGTCAGATCGGCGCCGGCGATGGTGTCCACGTTGCCGGGGAACAGCGACAGCGCGCCATCCATGCCGGACACCTGCAGTTCCACGCCGGCGAAGTCGGACAGCAGCGTGTCGCCGATGCGGAATTCAGAGAGCGCGAGCAGGCCGGGTCCGCACTGGAATAGCTGGCACAGGTACTGATCTGCGCCGATGGCCTCGGTGTACGGCTGCGCGCCCAGGTCCGGGTACATCCGGTGCCGACCGAGCACGAGCGGTAGCGGCTCATAGGGCCGCGTGCGATTGCTGCCGCCAGCTAGCGCATAGCTCGGGCTGGCGCTGTCGCTGCCGGTCTTGTTTTTCAGGCGCGGCGCCGGCAGCAGCGCGTTGACCAGCAGGGCGCCGCCGATGCTGATTGCCGCGCTCGTAGCTGCGGCCTGAAATCCGGTCAGCCCGAGCACGCCCGGAATGTATGCTGACGCGACCAGCACTGCGATCTGCAGCACGGTGCGCAGCGGATTCGAGCCGCCGTTGCCGCCTCCGCCCTCGACGACGGCCTGCACGTACAGCGTCGCGCCGGGGCGCGGCCGGGTGTGCGCCCACATCGCGCGCGGCACTTCGTGCCCGGCGACGGTCAGGCGCACGGCGCGCGCGCCGATGCGCAGGCCGATGCGGTCGAGGTAGTCGGCGATGGTCTCGCCGGGCTGCACCGGCTCGGCTATGACGCGGCGTCCGGCGGCGGGCAGCAGCGGGTGCGGGCAGTAGACGAGCGCAGCGGTGTCGGCTACTTCCATCGGTAAAACCCCTCGACCGCCAGCCCCTGCGCCTGGAGATCGCGCAGGCGGTGGCGCACGACGGCGCCGGCGTTGCGCATCGCGTGCAGTGCCCATGGTGCGCCGTCGATCCGGCAGTAGACCCCGACGTGCGAGAGCGTACCGCGGCATCGCATCAGCACCACGTCGCCGTCTGCCGGCTGCTCGATGCGCTCGGCGAGCGTTCCGGCGCCGGCGATTTCGTCGATCTGGCGCGCCCCGGCTCGCAGGCCGGCCGCGTGCTGCGGCAGATCGACGTGACGGCCGAATACCTCGCGTGCCACGCGCACGGCGAGCGCGGCACAATCGGCTTCGACGGGCCGGTATGGTTCGCCCAGGTAGCTATCAGACCAGTGCATCAGTGCTTTCCGGTTTGTTTTCCGGTTTTATCAGAACACGCCCGGCGCCGTGCTCTGGTCGTAGCGCAGCGCCATTGCCGGCACGGCGAGCAAATCATCGAAGCCGAGCGCGGCCCCGACCGAAGCGGTGTCGATGCTGACGCCGCCAAGATCCATCGTGATCTCCCATTCGACCGTGTCCGGATCGTCGCGCAGCACCTGCATGATCCGGCATTGCGCGCCGTGGGCGCCGGCGCTGGCGTCGATCCACCCGACCAGTTCGCGCCCGACGTTATCCACAGCCAGCCGGGCGCGCGGAAGCTGCCCGTCGGCCTCATCCGGCAGGGTCAGTGAGAACGGCACGCCGACGAACAGGTGGCCGCCGCTGGTGCAGTCCTGCGTGTCATTGACCACGCGAACCGGCGCGGTCAGGTCGGCATGCGTGATCTCCAGCAGCGTCAGCGGCGCATCGCCGGCCGTGCGGCTGACGCGCTCGACGAGCGTGCGCGAGTAATCACGCATCCCACGTCTCCAGCGTCAGCGACACGCGCCACGCGCCGCCGACGAACGCGACCGGCTGCTCGGATTCCAGCGAGCCGCCGACGATGCGCGCGGTCGTGGACGTGCCGAACTCGTCGGTCCAGTCAAACCAATCCGCGCCGCGGTTGATGTCGTCCCGGAACCACGCGAGGAACGACAGGTAATCGGCCTGCGTCGTGAAATGCACCGTGCATTTGCGCTGCACCAGCACGCGCGAGAGCGTGCGCGCCTGCTTCGGCGGGCCGGATTCCATTTCCGACCGCTGCACGGCCGATTGCCGCTGCCGGCTGAACCCGTCTGTGAGGATGCGGGCGTAACTCGGCCAAGCTGCCATCACGCCCCCCGCCGCAGGTTGAACGCTCCGGCCATCGCCTGCGCGGCCGGCCCGTTGCGCTGCAGGTCGCGCAGCAGCACATCGACCACGAGCCGGTCGCCATCGACGCGCGGCGCACTGCGCTGCACATCGACCGGCTGGCTCGACTGGTTGACGACATTGACCGTTACGCTCGGGGACGCGGCGGCCGAGCGCACGCCGAGCCGGCCGGAGCCATCTCGGGCAAGCGGCATGATCGCCTCCGGTCCGGCTTCGCCCATCAGCCCGGTGCCCTTGGCGAAGCGGAACAGAGTCGGATTGGCGACGACTCCGCCGCGAGCGAAGGGAATTATGCCGGAGCCATCGAATGCGTTTCCGTTGGCGTTGAAGCTCATCCCGCCCGGAATCCCGAGCGCTAAATCTTCGCCCCCGTACTGCCATCCGCCAATGCCAAGCGTTTTTGCGATAATCCCGCCGATTGACCCGCCTCCGGTAATTGAATCGACAAGCGGCTTGACGACTTGAGCCTGAAAGTAGATTCGCGCAAAGTCGCGCACAACAGATGACGCCAGATCGCCGAACGACTTTTTGCCGGTGAAAGCAAATTCGATAAACGCATCCGCCATTCTGCCGGCGCCATCCTCGACAATGCGCGTAATGCTTTCGATTTGACGCTCCTGCGCGGCAGCGGATTCTTTCGCAAGATCAGCTTGCACATCGGCAAGGTCTTTTGCGGACTTCTCTTGTGCCTTGATGGCGTCAAGCTGCTCCGCGTAGGTAACAAGCTGCTTTTTCTGTTCGACCGACAGCGATTTAAGCGCGCCCTCTTCGGTCTGGTAGCGCAATTTTGCAGCCTCGGTTGCATCGCTGCCGACGCGCATGCGCTCCTGCTCGATGGCAATGGCTTCTCGCAGCCGGTCAATCTGCCGCTGATAGGCATCGGTCGCCTTTTCGGCATCCGACTTGCCGCCTCCGCCGGACTTGCCGCCGGGCGCCGCTCCGGACGCTGGCGACGCAATCGTGGCGCGGGCGAATCGTTCGCGGTCGCCGATCTGGCGCAACTGCGCAGCCCGGCGCCGATCTTGTGCTGCGAGCGCGTCGCGCTCCTTGCGTGCGTTGATCGTGGCCTGTTGCTCATCGAGCATGCCGCGCACAGCTTCATCGCTGGCTGCACGACTGGCTTTGCGCTGGTCCTCGATCTGCTTCAGGCGCGCCGCAGTCTCGGCTGACCGGGATGCCGCTGCGCCGCCGTCCACGCCCCCGCCGAACCCGAAATCCGCGCCCTGCACGCCGAGCGCGCCAGCGACTGCGCGCGCCGCGTCCTCCGCAAGCGATGACAGGTATTTGCGCATGCTGGTGACGCTTTCGCGCACGATGTCGGTAACGCCGGACCACGCGGCATCCGCAGTGACCTTGATTCGCTCCCATCCTGCAGATACGTCGATCACAAACCCATCAATGTCCGCGATCCAGATCGCAATTCCGTTGCGCAAATAGGTCGGCAGGTCGGAAATAATGTTGATGGCATCGTCAACCCATTCGCGCGTTGATTCAGAAATTACGCGCGCGGTTTCCTCGGCGGCATATTTCACGCCTTCAATGCTTATTCCTGCCGATTCCGCGCCGCGCGATATCTCGTCAACCCACGATTGCGCGCCGCTAATCAGCGGGGCGAACAGATCGCCGCTGCCAATGCTGTTCGTCAATCCGGCGATTGCATCCGACGCTGAATTGATCCCACGCGCGAGCGTATCGGATGCGCCAGCGTCGCCGATGGCAACGAAAAATTGATTCGCCTGATCTTTCGCGCGCGTCAGTGCGCCGCCGAGCGTCTGCGCCTGCTTCTCGACCGCTCCGGCAAATTGATTATTGCCGATGGCCTGCAAATACTGCTCAATCGCCCGCGCGTTGTTGGCGATGGTTTGCGTTTGGCCCTGAAACGTCAGGGCGACTTTGTCGCCGTCCGCCTTGGCCTTGATGCCAAACTCTTTCAGCCGCTCGAACTCGCCGGTTGTCGCATCGGCGACGGCTTCGACGAACTGTTCAAGCGGCTTGCCCATCGCCGCCGCGACGTTGCTGTACGCGCGAATCGCCTCGATGGTCGGCGCCAGACCAAGCGCCTTGAGTTTCGCGAATGCCTCTACCGCCGCATCCGTGCCGATCTGGCTGCCAAACTCAGCGGACAGCGTGCGCCAGACCGCCCCGGCGGTTTCGGCGGAGCCGGTCAGCACCTCAAGCGACGCACGCAGCCGGCCGGCATCGCGGTTGGCCTCGACGAACTGCTCGCCAGCAAAGGCAATGCCGAGCACGGACGCGATTTCGCCCACCGCTCGCGTCACCCCCTCCGCCGCAACGCTGATGCGCCCTAGCTCCCTGTCGCCAGCGTCGCCGGTCTGCTTGAGGCCGCGCGCTACGTCCTGCTGCCCGGTCAGGGCCAGGCGGATGCTGATCTGCTCAGGCACGGCGGCTCCAAACAAAAAGCCCCGCCGAAGCGTGGCCTGTGGATGCGTTATACGGCTTCAAGTTGCAGAGTCTCCTGCGCTATCCGCCGTTCTGCAATCGCGCAGTATTCGGGGTTGATTTCCAGCCCAATGAATCTGCGCCCCAATTCCTTTGCCGCCTTTGCCGTAGTGCCGCTGCCGCTGAACGGGTCAAGCACCACATCGCCGGGGTTGCTCCATGTCGAAATGCAATCTGCTGCAAGCTGTTCAGGAAACGGCGCTGGGTGTCCAAGCCGATCCAGTCCGGTCGCGTAGTACCAAA